TGTTGCCCCGCCTTGGCGGAAACTTCACGCTTGACAATGACCTGGTTGTAACCCTTATAAAATAACCCCGATGGCCTGCCACAAAATACAATACGAAACATGGGAGGAAGCCCAGAAGATCGTGAACCGGCTCCGACGCATCAGGATCTATTCAGGTGGCAGGCGCATCAAAGGCTCTAACATGGCAAAGCGAAGGCCCAAGCGGGTATATAAATGCCCTGTTTGCGGTTTCTTCCACTTAACCCACTACAAAAACAAACAAAAATGCCACAAAAAGTATCAGTAATTATACCTTACAACATCGACCGCGGATGGCTGCGCGATGCAGTTAACAGCGTAAAAGCGCAGTCATATCCACACATAGAGCTCATCATGAGCCAGAGCAAAAACCGGGTCGGCTACAACCTTAACCGGGGCATCGAAAAAGCTTCGGGCGACTTTATCAAATACCTGTGCGATGACGACCTGCTCACCTCCGACAGTATTGCCGACAGCCTGCAGGCCTTTGCCGATAATTTGAATGCCGGCTTTATCCACGGCAGGGCCATCAACTTCTGGCCTGATGGCAAAGTCGCTGAATACATACCTAAATATAAGCTTCCGACAGCGCACCAGATGCTGATAAACAACGAGCTTCACGGAGGTACGCTGATGTATAGGCGCGAAGTGTTTTCAAAATTCGGCGGCTTCAGCGAAAACCTGTGGACCGGCGAAGAGTACGAATTCAACCTGCGCATTATGGCCGGCGGTGTTCAGCTCGCCTACTGCGACGCTGTGCTTTACCGTTACCGCCGGCACCACCTGCAGAAGTCATTGGGCAACATGTCGCGCGAGTACCAGGCCAAACGCAAAGAGGCTATACGGGCGATCAGGGACATGCACCGTAATAAAATCATGGCATTAACAACCTCAACGATATGAAAGTACTGCTGATTGCCAATAACCAGGCAGCCATCGTTCCGGCCACCGGATTTGATCTTTACGTGCACTTTAACATCGCGCTGCACTGGGGCAAAACCCCGGCATCTCAGTCGCTTATTGCTGTGCGCAAGGCCGGCGACGTGGTAAAGGCGGGATCCTTCCGCTGCTACCCCAATACCCTGTCGGCTTCGCGCATTGTGGCCATCGGCTGGAGGCGCGATGTGGAAGCATTTTTCCTGAAGCACCCTGCCGAGCGCCGCGAAGTCATCGACGTGGCAGAAGCTCCCTGCCCGCCGAAGCAGGCGCCTACCTCCGGATGGGCAGCCATACACCACTACCTTAACCGTGGTCACCAGGTATGCGTGTGCGGCTTCGACCTTAAGGCGGCAAGCTACTACCTTACCACCCGCCTGCACAATATGGATTATGAGATCCGCGCCCTGGCTGAGCTGGTAAAGGATGGGAAGGTGGAGAGGGTTTGAGACATAGTTCTTAATAATGACTAATGGCTAATGACAAAAAAGATTAAAACTGACGGCTACGCTGTTATGCCACCTTATAAACATTCGCAGGATCTTGTCAATGTTCAGGTTGATATAAACCGTGCTGTTTGGGCTTCGAATCAGAGAAAAGCAACCGAAGTTTCCGGATCGTTTCAAACTGCTGAGGACAGGGATAAATATATTGAAACATGTGTAAGAACTGCTTTGGCTACGTTACAAAAACTTGTAAACGGATCTAATAATTCAAAAAATTAAAATCATGAAACAATTGATCAACGATCTTACAAAAACAATCTGGAACACGTTCCTGGCAAGGCCAAAGAACGAACACAAAGAAATGCAGTTCAGCTATCAGGACCTTGAAGATTCAATTTCAGGCGTACTGAAGCAGCACCTGCCCGAGCCTGCTGCCGGCGCTGAACAAAAGCTGACCCGCACCGGACTGAAAGCCGAATTGATCAAATTCCTTACCTGGTGGACCGGTGGAGCTGCATCTTCTGAGTATATTGAGGGAAGGGTTAACTGGTACCTGTATAAAATTCCTTATGAAGTTTTTCACGCATACCCTACAGGTTTGCCGGTTGGTCCGGCACAGCGTGAAGTTGACGGGCGTACCGTTCAGGAATGGTACCTGCTCAGGTGCCAGGGCGATGAATCTGAGCAATGCAACGAGATATTGAAACGGTACATACTGTACTTCATCAACGCGCCGGTATTCGATAACCCACTTACAGAGCAGCTACGGAAGGAAATTGATCCTTCGAAAGGCCTTAATGAAATGATTGAGCTTTGCGTATCATACGGACTGGATCCGTTTTGAGGGTAACGGCACGGGCTTGGGGCCGTTTCAATGGCGCTAAGCCATTGTTAGAAGGATGTCCCGAAAGGCATTCTTCTAAGCCCCAAGCCCGTGCCGTTAGAAAGGAAGCCCGAAGGGATTCCTTTCTAACGGGATTTGTATATGGCAAGGTGGGGATAAATAGTGCCGACCTATCAAGCCACAAAAACTTACTTAAAGGCACTAATGTAGCGATTTGGAACGATGCCACGCTTTGCTATATACAATGTTAGGCATCTGTAAAAATTACGGAAATGGATAGAACTAAAGAACAAATTGAAAAACAAATGACAGTTGATAAGGTAAGCACTTTGATTACTGCCCTTGAAGTTATTGCTAACGGAAACCCTGTTAGTGTAGGTTTAGATGAAATAACAGAAGTTGCTCAAAGTGCGTTGGATTACTTTGATGACGATGAGTAATTTTTATTGTGCCTAACGGTAAAACGCTATACGAAGGCAGGGGTTAAGATGCACACCCTTTCAGCCTTGCACAAATGATAAAAGATGCACGGACGCTCACTTTAGCAGTACGCCCCTGCTTTTGTATAGCGTATGTTATAGGGCGTTTATTTTAAACAAAATGAATACAGAAGTAAATTACAAAAATGTCCGCTACGGAATGCTTGTTGAAGTATTAAATGATAGCGGTTATCACGCAGGTTGTAAAGTGCATTTTTACAATAAAAAAGGCGTATTGGTCGGTAATTACTACGAATTCTTGCCTTATGAAAGATTAAGAATGAGAATACCGAAAAAAAGGCAATACCAACGCTTTTTTTATGGGAAACGATTTGAAACAATAAAAAATGCACTTTTCATAATCCCACTTAAAGTTACGGACATTTTAATTCGCTATACTCAAAGGGTGCTGGATTAAATGCCCTATAACGGGATTTGTATATGGCAAGGTGGGGATAAATAGTGCCGACCTATCAAGCCACAAAAACTTACTTAAAGGCACTAATGTAGCGATTTGGAACGATGCCACGCTTTGCTATATACAATGTTAGGCATCTGTAAAAATTACGGAAATGGATAGAACTAAAGAACAAATTGAAAAACAAATGACAGTTGATAAGGTAAGCACTTTGATTACTGCCCTTGAAGTTATTGCTAACGGAAACCCTGTTAGTGTAGGTTTAGATGAAATAACAGAAGTTGCTCAAAGTGCGTTGGATTACTTTGATGACGATGAGTAATTTTTATTGTGCCTAACGTCCGCGTGTATATACAGTGCAGGCTCAGCCTGCTAAAGGTACTTCAAAAAACTCAAACCTGCTCAATCGCATTGGATATACACGCTGTTATAATACGGCTTCAAACTCAACCTTCAAAACTGACTCAAATCCGAAAAAAGCCAGGATTTCCGTGAATCTTCCATAGATCGTGCCCATCCATGAAACCGCTGCTGTCCGGCCAAAATCCGAATTCCGGAAATGTCAAGCAATGGTCTGATCTTCTATATTTTGTAACGGATTTTATCTTTTAAAGCTGTATTATAACGGGATTTGTATATGGCAAGGTGGGGATAAATAGTGCCGACCTATCAAGCCACAAAAACTTACTTAAAGGCACTAATGTAGCGATTTGGAACGATGCCACGCTTTGCTATATACAATGTTAGGCATCTGTAAAAATTACGGAAATGGATAGAACTAAAGAACAAATTGAAAAACAAATGACAGTTGATAAGGTAAGCACTTTGATTACTGCCCTTGAAGTTATTGCTAACGGAAACCCTGTTAGTGTAGGTTTAGATGAAATAACAGAAGTTGCTCAAAGTGCGTTGGATTACTTTGATGACGATGAGTAATTTTTATTGTGCCTAACGAATGGTGGTATGGTTAGTTGGGGATTAGAAACCGACAACCTATCCGCCGAGTATAAACTTAATAAAATGTATAAATAATGAATGATACACAAACACCCCAATTAACCATACCACGGGTTAGCAACAGTTGTGATTGTTTTATAGGTTTTTTGAGTGGCGAAGATATAAGATTATCCGACATAAAAAGACAAGTCGATGATGTTGTAAAATTGCAACCAGAATTAAAAAAACATGGACTATTAAAAGGTGAGCCATTAACAGCAAAACAACTTGTAGATGGTAGAAAAGGGTATGTTCATAGGTTTAATTTCTGCCCGTATTGCGGAAAATCTATTGACTGGAAAACTGTTTTAAACAATTGCTGCTAACTATCATTTGTACAAAACTTGTACAAATCATTAACAATTAAACATTTGCAACATGAAAATCGGAAAGTATATACAGCAGTATTCCGAAGATTTAAGGCTAAAAAATTATGCTGATTCAACAATCAGCAATTACTGCTCACAGATTGAGATATTCCTTAAATACTTTGAGAAAACAGCATCAAAGCCTTCCGAGATCAGCGAAAAGCAGATTAAAGCATGGTTGCTGCAATCCAAAACAATTAACAGCCGGAAGCACAGGCTTTCGGCTGTTAAGCTTTTTTATGCCCTTACTGGCAAACAACCATTGAAGCTAAAACACATAGAGTATCCAAGATCAGAAAAGAAACTTCCGGTAGTTCTTTCAAAAGCCGAGATTCAACGGATGTTTTCTGCATGTGAAAATCTCAAACATAAAGTGATCCTGTCTCTTCTGTATGCCTGTGGGCTCCGTGTATCTGAATTGCTTAACTTAAAGTGGGCAAACATTGACAGAAGCCGGATGATAATAAATATTATTGCCGCAAAAGGTAATAAAGACAGGCAGGTTATGCTTCCCAAAAATCTTATACCCATACTTGAAAACTACTGGCGTGCTTATAAGTCAAAAGAATATGTGCTTAATGGCCAGTATTCTCTTCAGTATTCCGAAACCTCTGTAAACCAGGTAGTGAAACAACTTGCCAGAAAGGCCGGTATTAATAATAAAAGGGTTTACACCCACCTTATGCGGCACTGTAGCTTCACGCATATGGTTGAATCAGGGGTTGATATTAATTTAATTCAAAAGCTTGCCGGTCATGCAAATGTTAAAACCACCGCTATCTACACCCATATAAGTCATAATTTGATTAGTAGCATAAGGTCCCCACTGGAAGATATCAGTCTGTAAAATCAATTTATCTTGATTTTTATCCACTTTTCTTGATTTGTTTGGCTGCAATTACTAATTTTATGCCGCTAACCAATCTTCCGCTTCATGCCCAGCCCCATCACAGTCAACATCCGGATGAAACCCCACCTGATTAACTTTCTCGAAAACAAGTACGGCAAACAGCCCATCGAGTTTCCGCGCAAAGACAGGTTTGGCGCTATCGTGCCGCAGCTGCTGCGAAAACCTTTGCCCACCGAAAACCAGTTCGAAAACTACGGTCCCGAAAACCTTACTATTGTACTACCCTGGTGCGAAGAAAAAAACGTTCTTTATCACAACTTCATTCCGGCATCAGCCCAGGAGATGTTCCAGAACATCATTAACAAGGCTTTCCGGGTTGAGTTTCACGATTTTTGTAACGATGCTTATACCTGTAACGTTGGTCCGGTTGAATCAGTCAACGTGTTTATCGATCTCAACGGGCTCGACCCTTCGGTATTCGATATGCTGATCAAAGAACGGCAGCGCTATATGGAGAACCAGCGGCTTGTCAAGTGGAGGCAAAAAAAATCACGTCAGTTAACAAGGCGTTTTGTCTCGGAAGAAACGGAGTGAAACAAAACGAAACGGCATGAAACGCTTTATTAAAAATTTATAAAATCAAGTTATATGGATTTCCCATTGCCTTTTCCGGAGAATATGGGCGGCGCCCTTTACTTCTATTTTATCGAAACCTCCGATGTGCTGTCGGAAACTTATGCTGCTAACCACCAGGTTTCCGCGCTTACCCTTAAAGAAGGCGCGCAGATGTCGGCCGGCTATGCCACCCCGGGCAGCCTCTCGCTTAAAGCCGATCCTGTTGAATCTGAGCAGGGAACCTATTTTCCTACCGAAGTTAAAGGGTTCTTTCCCCGCCCCCCTGCCTCGCTGGTTG